TTTAATTGTGTTGTCGTACTATCTGCTGTTACTCGAACAACTTTAATTGCAGCTTGTGAATATGTAGCTGGCAAATTTACACGATATTCTTTTGAATAAAGATCAGCAGATCTTCCAGTTATCGTTTCTTGAATTTTTGTTTGGAAAGTTCCATTATTAGTTTGTAATTGTATTTTTAATTCAACGCTTGAACCTAATAAATCTCCATTGTCTTCTGCTTTTTGTAATTGACCAAAAGATATTGTTACTCTTACTGCGTCTTTATTAAGACCTATAGCTTGTGTTACTCCACCATTAGCAACAGTACAAACTCTAGGAAAGCCAGCTGTAGGGCTTGAGCTTGATTCAATTCCAGACAAAGCTAATTGGTTAAATGTCCCATAACGTGCATCTAATACAACGCTTTGAAAATTAAAATCTGCATCTGCTGGATTACTATTACTAGCATTAGCATTTAGTATTGGTGTGTTATTAAGGAAAATATCTTTTTGTGCTGCTGTTAGATAATCAGCAGAACTTTTAGCAATACCAGCTTTTGATGGTGTTGCAAAACCTTCTATCTCTCCTTCTGATAACAAATCTTGTAATGTCGCAAACTGTTTACTATTTAAAGTATCGGGCGCACGATATGGAGTAGGAGGAGTAGGAGGGCCGCCAGCACCTTTAATAATTTTTTTTGTCATGCAACCACCTGATTCGTGTCAACAGAAGCCGAGATTACCACAGATCCGCACACGATTTCTCCATAACAAATTGGATGGCTAGTTCCAGCTCTCGATGTATTTTGCACCCCTGAGAAGTTAAAAGATATGCGTGGATCATCTTCCTGTTCTTCTGGAGTTGGCAATGGAAATAATATTTCAGAAACACCATTTAAAACCATAGCACCACCCACAGCACTTATAGCTGTTCCTATCTTTGTAGCTAAAGCACCTTTACCTGCAATAACTGCTGCCGTTTTCCCTGTTCCATAAGTTCCAAACAAACCTGCACCTGGAAACAAAAAACTTGCTCCTATCAATGCACCGCCTAATAAAATTTTATTAAAACTACTTCCACCAGCACCACTAATAACAGGTACAAAATCTATTTCTGATTTCCCCACAGGATCGTGTATGTGATCTTTATCTAATTCATTATCCCCAACTAATACTTGATAATATCTATTACTCATATATGCTTCTAACTTTGGGAAATTTGTTATTAAAAATTTAACTGCTTCTGCTGTTGTTCTTACAACCGCCTCAAACTCATCTTGACCTAAAAACTCTGCAAGTTCTCCATGTAATTTAATTTTTCTGAGCATAACGATACCTCTTACCAGTACATTTTTGTAACCACTCAGAATATGGCTCTCTACAAGATAGTCTATCGGCTAAATGATGCAAAACCATATCTCCTAGAAAAATAGCTACATGATTTAAAGTTGGATGTAATATTGACATCAATAATACATCACCTTTTTCTAAATTTTCATCTTTATCAAGTTCCCTAAATCCAGTTTGTATTGCGTATTTTTCAAACAAAGGATTTTCTAAAAACTCTTCTGGAGACATATTTCGTTCATAATCTAATAAACTTATATGCTTTTTCTGTTGATAATAATCACGAACCAAAGCCCAACAATCTGTTATCCCCCAAACCCATTCTCTTCCTATAAGTGGTGCTTTATATCCTTGTGGCTCATAATATCCCCATGTCTCTGACTTTGGATTAACTATATACCAAGGTATATTACTTTCCTCACAACTAACTTTATCTGCTTGTGTAGGTTCTGGAGAGGTAACAGGATTGCTATGAAAAACTCCAATAATATCCCCTAGCTTATCTGCTTTCACATAATCTTTTGGATCAAGAATAAAACATTGATGTGCTGTCATTGATAAATTACGACAAGGAAAATATCTTTCTTTGCCTTTTATATTTAACACTAAACCCACAGCTTCTTTAGGATCTTGTTCTTTCGCATGAACCAATGCACTTTCTTTCCAATTCATCCTATAAATGTCCCTATAGATGGAAAAACATCTCTGGTACATTGACGTTTTGGCGCACGAATACCAGCCATATCAAAAATTGCAGCTAATTCAAATTGCACAACTTCTCTATTTTCTGCTGATTTGCGATCAATGTAATACACCTCTCTTGGAAACTCTGCATCTGGATCTGGAGTACCAAATGGATTAGTTGAACCAGAAAAATTAGCAGCATCTACAAACCTTGCCATAGTTCTTATTCTTGTTACTTTCGCACCTGTCAAATCATTACCAGCGGTAAATGCATTTGCAGCTAACAAAACCGCAGACATACTTGGAGTCCCCATATTACTTATAGTTATTGTTGGTCTTGGTAATTGCCCCCTTTGAAAAGCAAAACCACTAGCTTCTACAGGAAATCTAAGATAACTCTCGCTATTCCAAACTATTTCGCCATATGCATTTAGATTGCTACCAGAATGAAATCTATGTTCTGTGATTACTCCGTTAGGGTTACCTGTCGCATAATTTAAACCTTCTTTTAGCTCAAGTTTAAATAACTCAATAATTGAAGATGGATTTACTTTTTGTATATCACTAAAAACTGGTCCAGTATCTATTGTCATGCTTCAAATTTTTGTACAAATGTAGCTGAAATTGTAGCTAGATTAGGCAAGTTAATTTGTTTACTCCATTGTGGACATACAAACTTATATGATGCTGTCTTTGTTATAGAAACATTACCACTTGTTGTCGCACCACTAGCTGCTGTAACTACAAAAACATTTGCATTAGTAACCGAAGAAACTATATAAGTACCATCAGCAGAAGAACCAGAAGTAAAGTCAATTACCAAAGAATCGCCAGCAAATAATCTATGATTTGTGATTGTTATAGTTATTGTCGTACTACTTTGCGAATATGTACCTGTCTTGGTAAAAGCTTCTTTTGGTGGAGAGTATGTAAAACTTGCCTTATCTCTTGCACGTTCCTCTAAAAAATATTCAATTGTATCTGACTCTTCTTCTGTTATGTTTTCCCATCTCAAATCAAAAATTTTAGGATCTTGATTATTTGGCAATCCAAAACCTAAACGATGTTCAAAACCATCAGCAAAGGTTACGACTTTAGTCACAGGTTCTGATTTTTTAGTAACGCTAAATGAAGGTTCTATAGCTGGAAAATTTGCCATTTATGTTAAAAGTCCTCCTGGTCTTTTTTGTTTTATCATTTCTGATTGAATAGCAGCAGCCAAAGCTCTACCAAACTCTTGTGACTGTGCAGAATCTCCTTGCACCGAACTACCAGAAGCATCTACATTTACAACAATATTACCAACCCCTCCAGAACTTTGCACTCCAAGTTTTCCATTAGCAGCACGTTTCAACGGCATGACGGCTTCAGGGCCTGCCTCTCCCATAAGTCCCATTCCGTTAGCCATTGGGAATAACGTAGGTTTGTTTACAATACCTCCCATTGCATAAGGTACAATTTTATTTTTTGCAAATACATTGCCATTAGCACTTTTTACTAACTCGCCATTATTTACAACACCGCCATCCGCTAAATTAGGGAATAAAAAATTAAACAAAGGTTTTGTAACTGCTGCTCTAACTAACATTCTTGTTAAATCAGAAATTATTGATCTTGCTAAATCACTAAAGTTTAATTTACCAGTTTCTACAAACTTGACTAAAGCATCCTCCATACCTTGGAATGCATTAACAAATGTCTGCTCAATATCTTTACCAATATCATTAACAGTTGTTTTAAATGCTTGTAATGGTCTTGTTGCTTTTTTAATTGTTTTTTCAATGTCAACACCTTGAAATGTAGTTAAATCACCTGGAGTTACAATAGAACCTTTTCCTGATTTATTTATTTCTTGCTGTAATAAATCTCCAAATCTTTCATCAAATAACTTTGATCTTGTAAATGCATCTAATGGATTAATGTTTCTTAGTTTCATTAACTCAGAAACCTCTTTATTTGCTTGATTAACTAAAGCTTGTCTTCGTTTATTAAAACCACCTCTCATTTCTAAAATATCCATCATCTTACCTGCTTTAAATGCAGCATTAACCATGTTTGCAAAACCAGTGATAATATCTTGAAAACCAGCTCCAATTGGTTGGAAGAACTCTCCAAAACTTAGTTTTAATTTATCAAGAGCTACCTTCATTCTTTGACCAGAATCAGCAGTAGATGCTGCCATTTTTTTTGCTGCTGCTGAATGATCATTACTCAATTTAACTACAAATTTCATAACATCATTAAGACCTACAGTTCCATCTCTCAAGTCTTTCTGTAACTGAGGTAATGTTCTACCTGTTGCATCAGCAAATTTAACCACAGCACCAGGTCATCGTTCACCCCACTGGCCTTTTAGTTCATCCGCAGACACCTTACCTTTACCGACAATCTTTGACCTCGCTCGCATCGCCGATTGTACATCCTCCGCATCTCCCCCTATTGCTTTAATAGATTCTGAAACACCTCTAAATTCAAGTTCTGCATCATTAACATTGCCACTAGCACCAATAA